AATATAATAATAAATACCTATTAAGTGAAATTAAAGAAGATATCAGAAAAATATTAAAAGAGGTGGAATAAATGAGTAAAGAAGATAAAAAAGCCTTATTAATAGGAATACCTTTGATTACAATATGTTTTATTTTTATTGTCATTACTTCACAAAAGGAAAATCAACGGAGATATGAAAATTGTATTAACAATGGTGGAAAAGCAGTATTACAAGAAACAGGATATTTTGAAGGTTGTATTATTGGAGATGATAAACAATGAAATTCGAAATTGGAATGTATGTAAGAACTGATAAAGGATTTATAGCACAAATTAAAGAATTTAAAGAGCATTATACAAAAGGAAAAAGATTAGAAGATGGTTGCAGTGTAAAAGAAGTGGTTGAAAATTATTTATCATTAGATGGCGACCAATGTAGACTTATTGAAAGTATAGACTATTCAATACCACCTTGCTATCCAAGTGATGAAGAATTAGACAAAATCAAAAGGCATATAGTAAAAACTAGCCATAACATAATAGACTTAATCGAAATAGGAGATTATGTTAATGGTAAAAAAATAGTTGATGTTGGTTGTTTAACTAATGGACCTAGAAAAGGCACAAAGGTAATAGATTATTATATAACCCCCAGTGCTGTTTGTTATTTAGAAAATGAAGATATTAAATCAATAGTAACAAAAGAATTATTTGAAATTGCAGAATATAGAATAGGAGAATAAGTATGAAAATAATAAATAACACAAATTTAAATTATTCAACTATAGGCTTTATAATAGATAACATAATATCTAATACTAAAGGAACTACCCATTATGTAGGACAAGTAGAGTGGACTATATTAGAAATTGACAATCACAAAATAACAATAACAATAAGATATTTAAAAAAATATGTAGAATGGAGATTTGATGAAAAATGAAAATGATAGAATTATTTATAAAAATAGCAAACAAGGAAAAAGTACCAAAGGAAATAAAATGGAGATGTAATAGATATGAATATTCTTCAATAGCAGAACAATATTATATTAAAGATAAAATTCATAATGTTGATAATTCATTAAGGGCGACATTATATGATTTTAGTGATTTAAATAATGAAATAGAAATAATAGAAGAACCGAAGAAGATAGAAAAAATAGATACACAATATTATGATGATGAAAGATATACACCAGAGACAAGATTAAATATATGTATGAATTATATTAATAAACTAATAGATGAAGTTAATAAATTAAAAGGAGAAGAATGATGAAAGATATAAATATAAATCTTGAAGGTTTGAACTTTTAAGAAAAGATTACATTAAAAATAAATTATTTATTAAGTTTACCAGCAAGTGAAGCAGTAAAGAGTGCATTAATCAATTTGAAGTGGGTGCTTGAAATATATCAAGAGGAAAAAGTGAAAGGTAAAACTAGATAATGAAAAAATCATTTTGCTGTAATGAAGATATGATTTATCTGGGGAAAACACAAAAAAATCAAATAACACAATTCTTAGGCGATACATATAATTATTGTTGCTCTAAATGTGGTGATGTGGAATGGTCTACTGAAAAAGAAAAAGCTAAATATAAGTGGTATAAATTTGATAAAGATAAATTAAAAAAATTATTGAAAATCGAGGAGGCAAGTAATGAAATTGGTAATTAAATTAATGATATTATATGCGAAAGAAAAATATAAAAGATGTCAATTACAACAAAAAATGAAAAAACTAGAAACACAATTAAAAAAACAGGATAACATTTATACTACTATGGTAAAAAATTACGAAAATATGTATAGAAATTGCACTGATGATTTTTACAAGAGAAGTTATCGAAGAAATATTGATATGTTAAATGCTAAAAGAGAATTAATTGATTTTGTCTTTAAATGCATTGAGAATAGCGACTAAAAGTAAAGTGATTGATAAATGATGTCAGAAGTATATTTAGTAGATGAAAATGGCGAAGTGTTAGAAGTAATAGATAACCCTAAAAATTATGTTTGTTTAGCAGATGGTGATAGAATTATTCGCAAAGGGACTATAGAATATTTAAGGGATACTATTGATATTACATATCATTTTATTAAAATAAATCCTAAAATATTTGATAAATATTGTAAAAAATATTCAATACTTCCATATCTAACTTGCCATATTGGTTATATGGACAATATATGTTGCTATGACAATGGTAAAATCATTCGATTAAAAGATTTATCAAAGGTATGTGAAGTGAGCGAAACTACTATAAAGAGACAATTAAAAGGTCTGATAGCAGATGATATTATTCATAAAGTACCATATAAGAAAAATCAAAAATGTTTAATGATAAATCCATATCTTGCTATGAGAGGTAAAAGAATATATTTATCAACTTATAATGAATTTAAACTATCGGCTTTGAGAAGTGAGGTGGAAGAATGAATAAATTGTTTGATGATACTATTTATATAGATAAATCTGTTGTTACTGATTATGATAAGAAAAAATGGAAAGCCTTGTTTCAGACTTATTGTGATAGTGACAAAATTAGAAAAGAAAGTGATGAAACTGGCTTAAATGCTTGTGGATATTGGTTTGCTTGTGATTATTGTGACGGAAGTGATTTACCTTGCGCATGTGCTAAAGCATTGATTCAATATTTTATTGAAACAGGTAGAAAAATAGATTATAAGAATATATCTGATGAATATATGGACAAGTTATTGGGAGGCAATTATGAATAAAGATAATATAAAAGACAATATGTATGCTTTATATGAAGTATACAATCAATATAAATTGCTATATAACTTTTATCAAAAATATAAAACAATCAAAAATGAAGAAGACATTCGAGAAAGAATAGAATATTTAAAGAAAAATTCAACATGTAAGCAGAGAACAGAAATTGAGACTTTGCTTTGGTTGTTAAATGAAGTGGAATAGATGATTAAAAATTTAATGGCAAAATTTGTTATTCCTAAAAACACGCTATATTGTTATGTGCCCAAAAAATCAATTAAACCCAGTAAGAAATATCCATATGGTGGTTATAAAGTGAAGCATTGTCCATTTCATTGTTATAGATTTAATAAGGAATATAATTGTAGAATGGAATATTGCAAATATTTAAAAGATTTCCTTTCAATACAAGATGATGTGAAAGATTGTTGTATAAATGATGATTGGGGTGATTAAATGAAAGAAATATGGAAAGACATAAAAGGTTATGAAGGATTATATCAAGTATCTAATTTAGGTAGAGTTAAATCTTTAGAAAGAAAATGGAATGTTATTAACCAATATGATGCGATGTTCACGGCAAAAAATAAAGAAAAAATTTTAAAAGCGTCTATGAAGAGTGATGGATATATTGCAGTTTCTCTTTGTAGGGATGGGAAAAAGAAAACTTTATCGTGCCATTCTTTAGTAGCCCAAGCATTTATACCTAATCCAGAAAACAAACCACAAGTAAACCATATAGATGGAAATAAGCTAAATAATAATGTTAACAATTTAGAATGGGTTACACCTAGTGAGAATATGAAACATGCATATAAAAATGGATTATCAAATCCAATAAAAAATTTGCCTAGAAATACAAGTGGCGTAAATAGTGGAAGTAAAAAAGCTATAAATCAATTTTCGATAGATGGTATTTTTTTAAGACATTGGGATTTTATGAAAGAACCAAGCCAGTTGTTAAAAATTAATTATAATTGTATTAGTAAATGTTGCCGTGGATTACAAAAAACAGCGGGAGGTTTTATCTGGAGATTTGCAGATGAATAAATTAACTATCAAACAAAAAATCACTTTGGAGTGTATCAAATGGTATATAAATACCTATAAAATATCTCCTACTGTAAGAGAACTTGCCAATATATTAAAATGTGATGTTAATACAGTATTTAAGAAGTTACTTATTTTAGAAGATAAAGGATATATAAAAACTCAAAATGGACGAGCCAGGACAATTCAAATAATAAAGGGAGTGGAAGAATGAAACTTAGAACACTTAAACGTAGCATCAAGTATTGGTTTCAAAGAAGGACACGAGGTTGGTCTGATGACGAAACTTGGAATCTTGATTATGAATTTATAAAATGGATAAATAGTAGATTTAAAAGATATAAAAAATTAGCGAGCAAAAATATATGTTTAACATATCATAATTTTACATATAAGGGAAAAGAATATACACAATTAGAATTAATCGATAAAGTTATTGAAATTTCTAATATAGTTGTTAATGAAAATGAATGGTTTTCTAAAAATTTTGAGGAACTTGACCCGATAAAAAATGAAATATTTGATATTTTTAAATTAATATTTTGGACAATGTGGTGGTAAATATGAAAATAATAACTAACAAAATAAAATGCAATTATTGTGGTGACATTATAGAAAGCAAAACAGTACATGATTACAAAAAATGTAAATGTGGGAAGGTATCAGTAGATGGTGGACATTACTATTTAAGCAGAAACTTTCCAGGCGAAGTACCATTTAATCCTGATAAACATTTTACTGATTTGAGTCATTATATTACAGATGAAGGCGAAGAAATAAATAATGATAAATGTATCTGATTATATACAAATTATTCTTCATAAGAAAAAATGGACTAATGTTAAACTATGCCAAGAGTTAAATAAAATAGAAGAACAGTTAGGTGAAAGTAGGACAACCCCTCAAAATATATCAAATTATTTTCACGGACAATGGTCTTTTAGACCTAAAGTCCTTGTTAAATATGAAAAAGCATTAGGACTACAGCCAAATACACTTGTATCAATGGTTGCACCACCAACAACAAAAGAAGCACAAAAAGAATTGAAAGAAATAATAAAAAAAGTAGGTGAAATTAAATGAATATATGGTTTTTAATAATAATTATAACTTATGTATTATGTGTAGGAATGCACTTATCTAGGCATGGGGAAGAAATAAAAGGTAGAAAATATAATTTTTTTGCTCAATTATTTGCTTCCGCAATAAGCCTAACTCTTATTTATATGGCAATAAAAACAGGATTTTAAGGAAGTGATTAAATGATAAAAAAAGAAATTTACCCAAAAACAAAAAGGGTTAGTTGTAAAGGCGATAAAGTTTATCTTACTGAAAAGATAGATGGTAGTAATTTAGTATTTTTTAAGAAAGATGACAAATTATACTTTGCACAAAGGAATAATATTATTTGCATTGATGAAATTGAAGAACAAAAAGGAATGTTATATAAAGGATTGTATCAATGGCTATTAGACAATAAAAATGAGTTAGAAACTGAATTACATAACAATAGTGCTATTTGTGGTGAATGGATAGGAATGGGCTGTCTAAAATATAATGTTGATGAATTTGATAAAAGATGGTATATGTTTGCAAAAGCAAATATAGATGATGATTATAATTTATATAATTTAATTTATGATCATGAATTATTTATATATCCGTTTGTAAGCCAAGAAATACCTAATTTCATTGGAATAGTGCCAGAAGTTACTGAATTGATTAATTTGCCAAATAAAGAACAATTAGATAGTATTTATGAGAAGTATACAAACAAAGTAAATAGAAATGTTGAAGGTTTTGTAATTAATTATAAAAATATAATAAGCAAATATGTAAGAATGAAAAATGGTCAATTAAGAGAACATTTTGATAGAGGTGAATAGATGAAACATTTATTAATTGGATTAGGAACAATATTAATGATTGCCTTTGTATTAAGTTTGTCAGCTCTTATATTTTGGGGATTAGGTAATTTAATAATATGGGCGTTTGGTATTAAATTTGTATGGACATTTTGGCATGGATTGGTATGTGCTTTAGTGTTTATATTATTGAAAGAAATATTCGGTGGTAAATAATGTTGAACAAATTATGTGATGCTGTTTTTAGATTAAGACAACTAGCTTATAGCGATCGTTTTTCCAATACTGATGATATGAAGATTATTGTTATTGTATCCCCATATGCAATGAACACATTACGTGCCGAATTAAAATCTACACAGTACATTTATCATAAAGAAGTGGATAAGTATACTAGTGTAACATTTTTTGAACTTTTTGGCCAAAAAATACCTTTTATATTAGATAATACATTGTCAAAAGATGTTGCATTTCAAGTTATGTTTAGAAAAGATTATGAAAGTATTGAAAAAGAAAAATTAATAGAAAAATTTTATAAAATATTTGATGATTAAAGAAAGAAGGAAAAGAAAATGAATAATATGTTAATTATAAGTCAAGATGAAAAATTTACAGGAATGGTAAAATTTTTAGGAATAGGTCAAAGAAATCCTAAAACAATTATAGGCGATGATTTAAAATCACTATTAGAAGAAAAGAAAATGACGAGTGATGAACTTATCACTTTAGTAGGTAACAGTTATAGAGATAATATTAAAAGAGTATTAGAAAATCAAGAACAACCTAAACCAAAATTAGTAGAATTAATTACAACTAAATTAGGTGTTGGTAAGAATTATTTTGAAGATAAAGAACTAGAAAATGTAATTGTAACTGATAACAATATTGTAGTAGCAAAATATCCTACAAATAAAAGAACATTAGAAGTTAAAAAAGAATTAGACATATATATTACTGAGTGTGTAAAAAAAGGCATTAATATGGTCATAGAAATGCCAAAGGAATAGAGAAATAATATGTATTTGTTTATTGTAAGTGAAAGAGGAGATAGAACTAATATATGTTCAAACTTTAGAATATTTGACATTAATGGCTTTCTTGAATATTTAAAAACAAAAGAGAATAAATATTGGCGAGTTCAATATCGAGTAGCAAAATTAAATGATGATAACTTTGAAACTAGAATTTTTAAATATATTAATTTAGATGAATTTGAAGAAATATTTGAAGGACACATAGATGACATAAAAAGTCTTTTAAAATATACAAAAAATTCATGGGGGACTGATTATCCATATTTCAAAAAAGAAATTCATATTAAATATGGAGAATTAATCATTGAAATTGATGATTAAAATTTTAAAAATTATAAAAGGAACAGCACTAGAAGACTTCTTATATGTTGCAGGTTTCTTTATTTGCTTGTTTTATTTAGATGTATGTATTAGATTACTTATATATTTATTTTATAAAATAGTGTAGCACTCTCTAGGGAAATGTAAAGAGAGAGTGATTAGATGATAAAGGTTGGAGATAAAATCCAAATAAGAAAACAAGAAACAACGCTTGAAGGCACTTTTACAGATATATTAAATGTTCTTAAATCACCAAAGATGAAAGAACATGATAAATTAGATTGGTGTAATAGTGCTTTGAATATTCTTGAAGAAATGTATAAACAAGATGAATTAGGTAGTGTTAAAGTAGCAAAGACTAAACTAATTCCAATATTACATAAATTAATTGAAGGGAGCAAAATCGAAAACATGGCTCTCTTTTTTGATTATTATAAAAGAGCCTATTGTTTTTGCGCAAGAAGGGATTTTGAGTGCTTTGTTGATTATATTGAATGGAATATGCCACGAAAGGTATTAGCAAATCGTAGAAGTGTATTAAAGCCCTATGTGGACGCCTTAAATAGAATAGCATTTGATGATAGATTGCAATATCTAGTAGTATCATATCCACCATCAATGGGTAAATCTTATTTAGCAACATTATTTACTGCATGGGGTTATGGTATAAGCATTAATAATTCAGTAATAAGAATGTCTTATTCTGATGAATTGGTTTTAGGATTTAGTAGAACCATTAAAGGAATAATATCTAGCCCCGAATTTGCTGAAATATTCCCTTTGTTCAAATTATATAATGGGAAACCATTTGAAGTAGAAAGAGAATCAGACTGGAAAATAAAAAATGCAAATGTTCCTAAGTCAAATCATATTGCAAGAACTCGTAATGGTTCAACTACCGGAGAAAGAGCTTCATTTGCAATTATATTTGATGATATGACAAAGGGAGCAGAAGAAGCAAACAGCGAAAAGGCGCATAGAGATATATATGATAAGTGGAATACTGAATGGTGGAATAGACGAGATGGTGTAAGATGTAAATTTATATTTGTTGGTACTCAATGGACACCAGAGGATATTTTAAATAGAATCATTGAAGATAGAAATAAAATATCATCATTACAGCCAACTGACAATCCTTATGTTATGGAAAGCGAAGATAAGTCAACAATAGTTATTCGTGTACCAATGCTTGATGAAAATCATAAAACAACTTGTAGTGAAGTATATCCGCAACAAATAGCAGAGCAAATCGAACAAAATACCGATCCGTTTCTGTTTAGTTGTGTATATCAACAGAATCCTATTGCACCTACAGGAAGAGAAATGGCATGGGAATGTTTACAAACATATATTGAAACGCCTGACGATTTAGCACCTTATTGTATGGCTGTAATTGATACAAAAAGAAAGGGAAAAGATAATCTTAATATGTTTATTTGTAAACCAGATGGTCATGGTAAGCATTACCTTTGGGATGCGATCTTTAGCAAAAAACCTATGCAATCATTATATGATGATATTATTGAGAAGATTATTTTACATAAGATAACAACACTCGTAATAGAAAACAACACTGATGAATCATTGAAGACATTATTAGATGATAGATTGAAAGCAAGGGGAGTTTATTGGTGTAAGATTATTGAAAAATACAATACCGTAAAGAAAGAAACTAGAATTAAAGATAACTTATGGACAATTTTAACATTAATAATTTTTAAAGATAAATCCATTGTTAAACCTAACACTGATTTAGGTAGATTGATGGATAATATTACTAAATATTCTTTTGATTATCCTAATAAATTTGATGATGGTCCAGACGGAACTGCTTTATATGCTAGTGAAATTATTCTAGGTAAAAGTATATTAAATAAACCCAAACCGATAAGACGACCTTTTTAACAAATAAGTCCAATTTATGTTGGACTTTTATACTTCATAACTAACAATTTCTTTATTAATAATGTATAAATGTAGCGAACGGTCTAGTTTTTCCCTTCATTGACCGTTTAGTGCTACACGGGAGCATAACCGTAAGAATTTAATTTTTATTGTTGTGTTCCCTTATTTTATATTTTGGGAATACCAAAGTATGAAAGATGGTGAATTAATGGAAAATGAAGAAGTAAAAACAACTGAAACACCGGTTGATAATAATACAAATGCACAAATACCTACCGATAAACCAGTAATGCCGGTTCAAGATGAAGTAAGACTATTTGGTAGACATATTATTTATGCAGATTATGAACCAGAAGAAATGAACGAACAAACAATTACACAAATATTAAATGACGTATTTAGTGTTCATTTACAAAATTCAAGGGAAATTAATTATTTAGAAAACTATTATAAAGGTTTTCAACCAATTTTAGATAAAGTTAAAGAAGTAAGACCAACTATAAATAACAAAGTTGTAGAGAATAATGCTTATTTTATGGTTGAATTTAAAAAATCATTTGTTTTTGGTAAACCGATACAATATGTTCAACGTGGCGATGTTGCCAATGAAGAAGTGGGAGCATTAAATAGTTACATGTTAGCAGAAGACAAATATCCTAAAGACACTGAATTAGCGGAAGACTTGTATATATCGGGAATAGGTCATAGATTAGTTCTTCCAGATATAAACGATGATAGTCCTTTTATGATAGAAAATCTTGATAGCAAAACGACATTTTGCGTTTATTCTAGTAGATTACCTCATAAAAAATTATTTGGTTGTACTTATACAAGAGGAATTAAAGATTACACAATAAAAGGTAGTGTATATACAAAAGATGCTTATTATGAAATGGTAAGTCCTAGTGTCGCATCGACATTTAGTGTTAGGTTTGTAAAGCCTACTATATTAAATGAAATTCCTATATTTGAATATTACCTAAATAAGTCAAGAATTGGAATTATTGAAATAGTTATGGATATATTAAACAATTTAAATAGAATTACATCTGATGAAATGGATGGCTTAGAGCAATTTATACAAAGTTTACTTGTATTTGTTAACCAAGATATTGATAGAGAAGATTATGAGGGGCTACTTGATTTAGGAGCAATTAAAATTGCAACATCAGATCCAAGTAGACCGGCAGATTTAAAACTAATATCAAATGAAATAAAACACGATAATACAAAAATATTACATGATAGATTATTCAATACTGCTTTAAATATTGTAGGTATTCCTAAAAATAGTGATAAAGCAAGTGGTGGAGATACAGGACAAGCAAGATATTTAGGTGAAGGCTGGACAATGGCTGATGCAAGAGCAGATGGCGACGAAATGGAATTCAAAAGATGTTCTAAACCGGAACTTAAACTAATTTTAAGAATATGTAGACTTGCACCAAATAGTCAAATTAAAACATTAACATTAAAAGATATAGACCAAAAATTTACAAGAAATAAATCAGATAATTTCTTAGTTAAATCACAAGGTATGATGAATCAAATTCAAAGTGGTATATCACCAGATGTTGCTATGACAACAAGCGGATTATATAGTGATCCAAATGAAACATTTAATAAATCAATGGAATTCTATGGTGGTATAGAAAATTGGATTAAATTGTTCGTCGGACAAGCGAATAAACAAATAAAACAGAATAATGAGAATAGCGATGAAAGTCTTAGGACGACATCTGCCTCAAAGGATGAGTCTGGAGAGGTTAACAAAAAAGAGGATTAATTCCTCCACATGCCGAAATAGCTCAATCGGTAGAGCAACTGTTTTGTAAGCAGTGGGTTGTGAGTTCAATTCTTACTTTCGGCACCATATTTCGATGATGTAACGGTAGCATAACAGTCTCCAAAACTGTTTGTCTAGGTTCAAATCCTAGTCGATTTGCCATCCGGTATTGATGTAATTGGTAGCATAAGTGTCTTCCAAGCATTTTGTATCAGTTCAAATCTGATATACCGGTCCATATCTGGTATTGGCCTAATTTGGTAAGGCACTACATTTGGGATGTAGGGAGTAGAGGTTCAAGTCCTTTATACCAGACCATTTAGTATACAAACTGATTTATCAGTTTATATAAATTTGCTTATTGTAGAGAGCACAAATCTACAACACTCAATCGATGAGATGTGACATCTATAAAAACATAAGAGTGGGAAAGGTATAAAAATGAAAGAAGAAATCGAAAAAGTATTAAGCGACGAAACACTTACAACTAATGAAGAAAGAGTTGATGCTATTGCAAAAAGTTTAGCAACATTAGTAATTCCAAAGGATAAATATAATGATTTAAATACTAAATATAAAGCAGTAGAAAGTAATTACAATACTTTATCAACTGAATATGATGATTTCAAAAAATCAAAAATGACTGACGATGAGAAGAGAGTTGCAGAACAAAAACAATTAGAAGTAGATAAGAAAGCAAATGCACTTAAAACAAGTGAATTAGCAGTTAAAAGTTTATTCTTAGATAATGGAATTAAAATTACTGATGAAGATACTGAATTGAAAGAAACTTTACAAAATATCATAAGTGAAGATTGCGATAAATCAGTAAAATTAGCAAATAATTTTATTACATTATTAAATAAAACAAAAGAACAAACAAAAAATGAAACTACTACTAAATTGTTAAATGACACACCAAAACCAATTGGTGGTACTCAAAGTGCAAATCCTGTTGACAAAGTTGAAGAATTAAAGAAACAACTTGAACAAGCAGTAAAAGCCAGAGATGTTTTAAAACAAACAGAATTAACAACTCAAATTTTTATGGCAGAACAAGAAAAAGTAAAATTAATGAAATAATGTGTGGCACTCGTTTAGAAAAAAGGGGTAGAAAATTTTAAACGAGGTGAATTATATGACAGGTGCAGAAACTGTACAAAGTTTTAGTTGTCCTAACTATTCGGGATTACTATATAACAAAGCAAATACAAAGACTCCATTTTTAAATATGATAAGTGGAAGAGTTAAATATACAAATTCAGTAGAATTCGTATGTGGACAATATTATACAAGTGAAGAGGGAGCAATACCAAGCATAAGTGAAACAGCATCTTTAACAGCTCCAACATCAACATTTGTAACAAGAAATCAAATGAGTAATGTTACTCAAATATTTCATGAATCAGTAGCAATATCATATGCTAAACAATCAAATATGGCAACATTAAGTGGTGTAAATATTGCTGGACAAACAGCAAATCCACAAGATGACTTATCATTTCAAGTTGCAAGAAAAATGGAAAAAATCAAAAGAAGTATTGAAAAAACATTTATTCAAGGTACTTATAATAAAGCAACAACTGATGCAACAGTTAATAAAACAAGAGGTATGGTAGCAGCAATTACTACTAACACAATTAGTGCTGAAAGTGGTAGTGGTGCTAGCAAAGTTAATGCTCCACTTGATATGTGGTTAGTAAACGACTTAGTGCAAAAAATTAATGATAATGGTGGCGACATCACTAACTTAGTATTATTTATGAATTCAGTAAACTTACTACAATTACACGGTGATGCTATAGAAATGAAAATGCCTATTGGTAATCCTTATATGGATGCTTATGGTATTCAAGTAAGAGAATTAATATTACCTGTAGGAACAACAGTTAAATTAGCAATTGGTGAGTTTATACCTGATGGAACAGTGTTAGCGATTAATCCAGATGTAATTGGACCAGTAGAACAATTAGTACCAGGTAAAGGTAATTTCTTCTTAGAAGAATTAGCAAAACAAGGTGCAGGTACTAAATATCAAATATTTGGTCAAATTGGATTAGACCACGGACCAGAATGGTACCACGGAAAAATCACAGGATTAGCAACAACATTTACTAAACCATCTAAGGAAGTAAAAGTTGAAGTAACTAATACAACAACAAATCCTGTAAACACAAAAGCAGTAACAGCTTAAGAAAAAAATTTTAAATAAGGAAGTGTATTTATGGATCAATCAGAACAATTAAAAAAAATGCGACTAGAAATTTTAGGCGATGCAGCCGATAAGTCAAAAGACGATGTATTTAAATTAAAACTAGATGACGCGGAAATTGTTGCCTTAAATACACTTTTTCCTTATGATTTGTCAAAAGATACAATAGATACTGAAAACAACAAGCGACTAGCAAATTGGCAAACAAGATGCGCCATTGAATTATATAATAAGATGGATTCTACTAATGTCCAATCATATAGTGAAAATGGTTTGTCTGTTACATATTTAACAGGCTTAATATCATCAGAACTATTAAACGAATTAGTACCGAAGGCGGGTATCCCTAAATGATAAGAATAAATGCTAACCCTAAAAATTGGGTTAAGGATGTATATATAGCAAGCAAAATAGATACAAAATCAGATATTGAAGGTAATGAGATCAATGTATATGATAAACCAAATAGTAAACCGTATAGATTTAATTATCAACCGGTCAATACTGATGCCGATATTGCAGAGTTTGGAGAAAAAGCAAGCATAATGAAAAAAGCAGTTATCCCTATATCATATCAAGGTCATTTTAAAGAATTTGATGTGGCTTATCTTGATGGTGTAACACCAGAAGGAGAAGAGAATTATGGAGATAATGCTAACTATAGATTATTACCACCAAGAGATGGTAATTCAGTTATAATTATATATTTTGAAAAACTTACAGGAAAGTAGGGATTATATGGAAACAATCAGTTTTACAAATCCTAAATGTATGAAATGCCCTAAAAATGAAACTTGTAAAAATAAAACAATGGTATGTGCATATATAGATGAAGATAAAATAAACAAAAAATCTAGTATTGATGCGATGCAATCAATTTTAGAATCATTGATAATAACACCAGAAATGTTACAAAAAGAAATAACAAAGAAAATGTGCGAGATTAGTATTGGTGTTGATAATGCAAGTTTAATGGGATTAAGAAAGTAGGTGTAATATGTACAAATTTACAAATGGAATAGTAGTCTTTGATGAAAAAACAAGAGATGACTTTATTAAAGCGGGTTATAGACTTGTTAAAGAAGAAAAAATAGAAGAGAGTAAATCAGAAGATGAAAACAATTCTAACGATGGAACTATCGAAGAAAAGCCTAGAGGAAGCAAAAAGATTTCTAAATAAATATCAAGAAGCTTATTCAAAAGGCATCGATAATGCTGTTAAATATGCCACAGAAATGATGTATAACAAAGTATTAGAGTATTGCTATGCGAATGGCATTTCTAATCATACAAGCCAAATACAGTGGCAATATGACGATAATACAAAGACTGGTAGAGTATGGACTAATGATATGGTAATTATCTTTAATGAGATGGGTACAGGTCTTGTAGGTTCTAATAACCCACATCCTAATCCAGATGGACCTTTTAAATCGTGGAAATATGATGTTAATGAACATGGTGAAAAAGGCTGGCTCTATCCTAAAGAAGATGGTACTTATGGTTGGACTAAAGGTTTACCAAGCAGGCATATGTTCTATAGTGCATTTCAAGATATTAAAGATGAAATAGGAAACATAGTTGACATTGAAATAAGAAAGACAGTAGGTGATTTATATTGATATTTAAAGAAGTATTTGATAATAAAATTTTTCCTGAAATGAAAAAAGAAGTTGAAGAAAAGTCAATATATAATCCAACTGTAACAAAAGCAATGCCTCAACAAAGTAAAGTATTTCCTATTGTACCAACCAAATTACTTCCTATAGAAAGACAATACAATAATTTAAGTTATGGTGAAGAAACTAATACATTTGGAATTGAAATAAATATATATGCAATGGCTAAAGGCAATGTCTCTAAAAGAACTATTTGTGATGAAGTAACAGAATGCATAATCAAATATTTTGAAGATAATTATCGTGTGAAAATAAAGGTTGATTATGATGCAATGAATGCTGATTCTAATGTACATAGAAATATAGTAAAAATAACTGGAAAATTAGATACAAAATATGGATTAGATAATTTAGTTATTTATCCTAGTTAAATGATTGTAGGGTGTAAAATTTCTTCTTGCGCCACCTTAAAAGAGCGATTATATGTAGGACTGGGAGATTACACAATCATTAGTAGATGTAGTACTTCAACTTGTAAGGGAAATTACAATGAGAGGTGAATAAATAATGTTAGATTTAGGTATTGAAATCAGAATTAAAGAAACTACTGAGGCAAAATTTCCAAAGGAAAAGTTAGTAGCAGTAAAAGGTGCTCCAGCAACTGGACAAGCAGGTGGAAAAGTTGAAATGACAACTTCAAGCGATCCATCAAAAGTATATATTCCAGACAGACCAGATACTGGAGATATGGACTTTACTTACAATTATAGTGAAGCAAACTTAACAGCTGTAAAGACAGTATGTGATAATACAGCAAAAGACATCTTAATTAAGTATCCAGACGGAACTGGTGCTTTATATACTGGTATTTGCCAAACTTGGAAAAATGAAGTACCAGTTGGTGGTGTAATTGAATGTACATTACATACAGTTCCAAGTACACAAATTTCTGATAAATCATCAACAGAAGTTACTGCATTAATAGAAACTGCGTAAGTAAAGAAAGTGGGGAAAAACAATGAGAAAATTAAAATTAAAAATTAATGATAAAGATTATATCTTAGAAATGACTAGAGATAGTATTAAATGGCTTGAAGCAATGGGTTTTAGTTTAGAAGATTTTGAAAAGAAACCAATTACATTTTACGATTTAATATGGACAAGTTTATTTCTTGCTAATCATAGAGATGTTAATCCTAATTTAGCACTTAAATTAATGGACACATATCAAAAGAGTGGTAAGAAGGCAGCAAGAGTTGTTAAATTTGGAATTGAGGAATATCAAACTTTTATGCGTGCCCTAGCCGATATAGACTCGAAGGAGAACGACGAGGAACTAGAGATAATCGAAGCATAGATAACGATATACAAGAAGAAAAAGGCAAACAATATAAGAACTTAACAGATTGGTTTTATGACTTGTTGCCTATGGCGATAACATACGGTATGTCTGTGAAAGAGTTTTGGGAAGATGACCCAGACCTATTCTGGGCATACCGTTTTTCTTATTTTAATAAGTTAAAATCTGAACGAGAAATATTTAACAATAATGCTTGGCTACAAGGCGCATATTTTCATGAGGCAATAACCGTGGCATTATGTAATGCTTTTGGCAAGCAAAAAGTTAAATACTCCGAAAAACCATACGGCTTTAATGAAAGGGCAGAAATAACAGAAGAACAAAAACAAAAGCAAATAGAAATGAATGTTGCCGATATTAAGGCAAGAATTGCTCAAGTAAATGCAATAAGAGCAAACAGCACTACCAAAAAGGGAATGACCGAAAAGGTAGGTGAGAATAATGAACGAACAAACACTAGAACTACAAATTAAATCGAAGGCACAAGAGGCAAAAATAAGTATTGATTCATTGGTCAAAAGTTTAGTCAAAATTGAAGATAGAGTTTCTAACATAGATAACACTTTAAAAAACAACGGTGTAAAAAACGCAACAAAAAATGTTAATGAATTAAAAAAGGCCACTGATAAAGCAACAGATAGCACTGATAAATTGAAAGGTGCATTAAAATCTGCCTTTACATTTGCGGGTGTGAAGAGAATAACAAAGCAAATGCTTGGATGGGTAGACGAAGCAGTTAATTATACCGAACAATTAAATTTGTTTAATGTTGTATTTAACAATATAGAAAAAGATGGTGTGAAAACATTTTCCAGACTTGGAACAGAGGCTACTAAGTTTCAAAACAAATTAAACGAAAAATTCGGAACGAACAAAACCGAAACATTATATATGCAGGGTATATATCAATCAATGGGTGAAACAGTCGGCATACAAGATAAATATTCAGCAATAATGTCAGAAACAATGACTAAGTTGACATACGATTTGGCGTCACTATACAACAAAGGAGAAGAAGCGACTGCTGAAGCCTTAAGAGCGGGAGTATATGCTGGGCAAACAAAACCTTTGAGATCATTTGGTATAGATGTTACGCAAAATTCAATGCAACCCATATTGGATTCACTAGGTATAGATGAACAAGTAAAAAACTTATCCCAAGCGGAAAAAGAAATACTTAGATATTTAGCAACGCTAAAACAAGCAAAAATTGCTATGGGAGATTTTGCAAACAATCTTGAATCTCCAGCCAATCAAATGAAAATTTTCAAGCAACAATTGGTAGAAACAAAAGTTGCATTATCGAGCCTATTTATAGGAACATTTGCTAAATTTCTACCATATGCGAATGCAGTATTAATGGTAATAAAAGAAATATCAAATGCAATTGCAACTATGTTTGGAATAGAACTGACAGATTACAATACAGGAATTGCGAGTCAAGAAGGTATATATGATGGAATTGAAGATAGTGCAGATGACGCCAGTAAGGCCGTAAAGGAACTTAAAAGACAAGTACTTGGATTTGATGAAATACATAATATTAATGAAAATAAAGATTCAGATAATGGCACGAATGTTGGCGGTGGCATTGATCAAAGATTATTAGATGCTATTAAAGGCTACGATAATGGTATGGACAAAGTAAGAATGAAGGCCACTGAAATTAGAGATAAGATTATGGAATGGCTAGGATTTACTAAAGAAATAGATCCATTGACTGGTAAAGTATCATTTAAATATGGCGGAATAAAAAAAACATTAGCCAATATGTGGAAGTCATTTAAAGGCATTTCTACGGAAGGTAAGGTACTAATTGGACTTGGACTTGTAATTGGGGCTGAAAAGCTGTTAAGCACAGGCAAAAAGCTTATAACAGTATTCGGAACAAGTGGTTTATATAAATCACTGAAGTTGATATTATCACCATTTAAATTATTAGGGACTAATATGTTAAATTTAATTCAATATACAAAAATTTACACTAAACTATCAGGCAATTTAAATGATGGACTTCAAAGTGGAATAGAAGCATGGAGACAACAGAATATAATCGTAAAAGACTCTTACGGAAATATCAACAAATTGGGAACTGCTCTTAATGGTGCTAAAACTGCAATGTCTGGTTTAATAACTGGAGCAATTGGATTATATACTGTTCATCAATCAATGAAAAGCTTATCAGAAGAAGGGACTAATTTAGCTAATGTTTTGGGATTAGTAACAGGAAGTTTATCAACTATTGCTAGTGGAGTGCAAATTGGAGCAATATTTGGTCCGTGGGGAGCAGTAATAGGTGGAGCAACTGGTGCATTATTAACTTTAATATCTGCAATGAATGGCTATCAGACAGAAACTGATAAGATGATTGCTAAGTCACAGGAATCTTCAAAAAATATAAATGAATACTTAAAGTCCATTGATAGTGAAAAAGATGCAATACAAGAAAATCTCAATGCCAATTTAGCTTTGACTAAATCACATTCGATATTAGTGTCAGAATTAGAAAATATTGTTGATGCCAATGGCAATGTTAAAGATGGATATGAAGAAAGAGTTAATTACATACTTACCACTTTAAAAAATGCATATGGAATTGAAAGCGAATTAATAAATGGACAAATTTCAAATTATTCTACTTTGATAGAAAAAATTAAAAAGACAATTGAATATAAGAATGCTGAAATATTGGCAGATGCAAGTAAAGAACAATATGCAAATGATCTTAAGAATGAAACTGAATTATGGGCAAAAAAAGAAGAAGCTATAAAAGAATATAATAAATTGCAAGAAAAGTATAACAAATTAAAAGAAGAATCTTTAGAATATTATAAAAAAAATAAACATCTTATAACCACTGCATATGGAAAAGCAATAACTTTTGAGGAATATTTCGAATCAAGAATAGATGCAAATGTTGATGGCTTAAAAGATTTAAGAACAGAAATAGGTAATGCCGAGACAACAATGACCAATGCAACCAATGAATACACTGAAAATATAACGAGACAAGCTCAATATAGCAATTTACAGGAAGCTATAATGACTGGCAATTACGACAAAATAAATGATGCGGTTGAGCAATTTACTAATAGTTATACGGAAAACGGAGAAATTATTAAGCTATCTCTTGGTGAAAGAATAAAAAAAGAACAAGAAAACGCTGATATAGTATTAAAACTATATAAAGAAAAATATGGAAATGATATACCAGAAGAATTGAAAAAATCAGCTGAGACATCATTAAATGTAGTACTTGATGGTTTAACAGAACAAACAAAAGAAATACAAGCTGGTGAAATATCAAAAGAATTAGCAGATGCTTGGTATACACTTGGAGAAACAAATAAAGACAAATTTTTAGAAAAATTTAAAGAGTTACCTTCCGACATAAGGCAAAACGTTGTAAATAAGATGCAAGATGAAGGCTATGATATTTCGGCAGAATTACAGAAGGGTATAGATCAAATGGATACAACAATTAAGGTCAAGGCAGATACTAGCGGTGCAAAAAATACTATAAATAATTGGGTAAATGGCTTAAAAAATACATTTTTAGGTTTTGGATTTTCGTCAGTTGGCGGTGGTGGCTTTAGAGCAAATGGTGGTATATATTATAACGGAAATTGGAAAAATATACGACAATATGCAAATGGCGGTGCACCATCACATGGAAGTATGTTTATAGCAGGAGAGAGAGGAGCAGAAATTGTCGGTCATATCAATGGAAGAACAGAAGTTCTAAATCAATCTCAAATAGCAAGTGCAATATATAATGCTATGGTAAGTGCAATGAGCCAATATGGTGGTCAATCTAGCGAAATAGATGTTCATGTTCATACTGATGAAGGTACTGTAATTGACAGAATAGAACAAAGGACAAAACAAACGGGTGTTTTTCCTTTTACAATCCCAACATATTAAAAAGATACTTATTTAGTATCTTCATCAATCCAACAATTAACTTTTTTAATTTTTATTTGAAAATTTGTTAAATCTGTAAAAATGATATCTTCAAATGATTCAATTTCTCCTATTGAAGGATTAGAAATATCTATGTAAGTTGTTTCTTTTATAGAACCACTTTTTAGCTCGATTTCAACTGATAATTCTTTACCATCACATATATTATTTGAAATGTTCTTTATAGATCCATTAATTCTATATGCCTTTGATACTCCATCCCACTTTTCATAAGACAATTCTGAAAATTGATAACCATTAATTGACTTTTCACACCCACACAAACATAAACAACATAGCACAACAAATAATATTTTCTTCATAAATATCCTCCTATAAATTAATTATAACATGTGTAGCACTTTCTTTCAAAGGGAAAATTGAAAGATGGTGAAATTATGATAAAAGAATTTACCGCAAATGGCTATAAATACGTATTAGCAGGTCCAGTATTAACTATATCTAAAGTTAAACTAAATGGTGTAGATATATCTAAATATTTGTCTAATAATACAAAGATATCTTGGTATGATGTATCTAAAAATAGTGGCAGAGATGTTACGAATGCAGATGGTACTATGGTACTTAATGTAATAAACACTAAATGGAGAATAGATTTAGTGAGTAGACCGCTTACAGATGATGAAGTTGTAGACTTTTATGCTGAGATAATAAAAGCACCAACACTAAGTGTAGATTTTCTAAATCCATTTACAAAACAATGGCAAAATATATCTTGTTATCGTGGCGATAGAGTAGTACAAGCAATGCTACCTTATAAAACACCTGATGGATTTGTAGAATTATATAATCCTGCCTCACAAGCAGTAATTGAATTGTAGGTGGATTATGGCAAGTGCAAATTTTATAAATGAATGCAAAAACAGAGCTAATGCTAATCGCTTAGGAAAAATAGTTGTAGATGGAATAGATACACCAATAACAAATTCAAATAACTTACAAAGCCTCGAAATAGACAGTGGTTGCTATGTAGATGGAAATATTATTGGTTCAGTATATGCAAAATGTTTGAAAGCAAATTTTATAGCAGAACAAAACAATTTAACTGATAAATCCATACAAGCCCAGATTGGCGTGAAATTTGACGATACAAGCACGGAATACATTGATATGGGTAAATATACTATCGAACGTCCAAACAACGAAATAACGGCAAAAATGAGCCAAATAACGGCATATTCAGAATTATATACAAAACTTGATGAGAAATATATTTGCAATATAGACTATTCCTCAGGTGATAAGACTTTAGCTGACCTCTATATAGATGTATGCAATCAGTTGGGATTGATACCAAAAACAACAACATTTTTAAATAGTACAATTTCAATTGATAATAATCCATTCACAAATGGAGAAAAAAACAGAACAGTATTACAAACAATATGTAAAATTGCTTGTTCCTTCGTGGATATAGATACTGACACAAATAAAATTGACTTATGTTGGCTAAGTGATAGTGAAGAACCAGATTATACCTTCAATTTAAATGATTATAGCAGTGTAGATGGTGGACAAGTTATATGTGGCCCTATAAATTGCTTAATCATTAAAAATAGTCAAATTGATAGTGAAAATGTAACAGAAAAAGATGATGACAGTATATCTGTGAATGGCGAAAACCAATTAGTAATAAGTGAAGATTACATCTTACATAATGCTGAACTAAGACAACAAGCTATTACTGCAATATGGAATAGAGTTAAAGGTATGAAATATGTTGATTGCAGACTAATTACATACTATGGTAAACCATTTTTAAAACTTGGTCACAAAATTAGAGTTTACACAAGTAGTACTGAATATTTTGATACTTATGTGTTAAAACACAAATTTACTTATGATGGTTCCTTTTCAAGTGTTATAGAAAGCCCAGCCTTAAGTAAACAAGAAATTAAGACAAAACAAGATTCAAGTTTGGCAGAAATATTAAAAAACACTCAAATTGATGTTGACAAGCAGAATCAGAAAATAGCAAGCGTTGTTTCTAAGACTGATGAGACATCTGAACAAGTTTCACAAGTCACCCAAACAGTAAACAATTTTGATATATCTATGAAAAATGTACAAAAAAGTTTAGAAACTCAAAATGGTACTATTCAAACACTTGAAGGCAAGATTACTGATATGAATTTTAGTTTTAGCACTAAAGGTTTATCAGTAGGAACTTCGAGCGATTCAAATAATTCATTATTAGACAATACGGGTATAAGAGTATATAACTACGAGAAATTAAATGCCATCTTCAACAACAAAGGTTCTGGTATAGATAAACTTATTGTTACCGGTACTGCTCAAATAGGATACTTAAAGTTTGTTAAGTCTACTAAGAACAATAAAAAAGTAACAAAGATCTATCATTTAAAAGAATTAATTGAAGATCTAGAAGATTTGGAGGTGTAATATATGGCAACAATAAATGGAAGTACTAACAACAGCCAATGGACATTTAAATTGGAAGTTACAGAGGGAAATTATGATATAACAAACAATACTTCTCCAGTAACAGTTACAATGTATTTGGGTAGAGCTAGTTCACAAAGTTATGTCGGTGGAAATTGGACTGGAAATATAACCATAGATGGTTCTTCTTATGATTTGAGTGGCAACATACCATATCCAACTTATATAAATGGTGGTGAGTGGTATGAGGTAGCTTCTTATTCTAAGACAGTAAAGCATAATAATGATGGAAGCAAAAATGTTAGTGTTAGTGCTAGCATGTCTAGTAGTTATTTTACACCTAGTTATTCTAGTGCTAGTGGGACTGTTTCACTTGCTACTATACCTAGAGCGAGTGGTGTTGCTTGTAGTAGCCCATACATTGGTGATAATGCAATTATCAGTATAGATAAGAAGTCTTCTTCATTTACTAATACATTGACTTATAAGATAGGTACTTTAACTGGTACTATTGCTACTAAAACAAGTAATACAACAGTTCAGTTTCAAACTAGTACAATAGCTGATAGTATATATGCTTTAATTCCAAATGGTACTGAAATTTCCGGAACGATTTATTGTACTACATACAATGGAAACACACAAATAGGTGATACACAGAGTACTTCATTTAATTTATATGCTAAAGAAAGTATGTGTAAACCTCATGTTAGAGCAGTGATATCTGATTCCAATAATGAAGTTACTGCAGTTACTGGTAGTACTACAAAGTTTATAAAGTATATATCTAAACCGACAGTAAATGTGATAGCAGAATCGCGAAAAAGTTCGGAAATAAAGAAATTTTCAATAAATTTAAATGATGGGCAAACCGCATCTTCGAGTGAAAAAAGTGGAACTTCTGGACAAAATGAAGTTTTCTGGCAAAAGCAATTTAGTACAATTGGTTCAAATAAAGTAAGTGTATCTGCTACCGATAGTAGAAATTATCCCGGATATAACGATTATACTTTAGACATGATCGACTATATCAAGTTACACATAAATACTATATCGATAACTAGACCAGAAGGCACATCAAATGAGGCTATCTTAAATTGTAATGGTGCTTACTACAATGGTTCATTTAGTGATACTGTAGCAAACACACTTAGTGGTAGTTTTAAATATAGAAAGTCAGGAGAAACAGATTGGACTGATGGCGGAAGTATAACTCCAACGATTACAAATAACACATTTAAAATTACTAACTTATCACTGGGCACCTCATTTGATTATAATGAAGAATACCAATTTAAAGTCATTTTAAAAGATAAGTTCTTAACAGTGGGCTCTTCTGACACAGAGGTTATAACTTTACCGAAAGGACAAGAAGTGGTGGCAATAGGCGATGGTGAAGTATATGTAAATGGCATCTTTTACCTAAACGATATTGGATTAGATGTTGAAGTAGTAGATACTTGGTAGGAAAGGAATGATAAAATTATGAATAATGTTAACTCTAAGTTAATGAGGGGGGGGGGTTGTATTTTACAACCACAACCAGAGAGGAGGAAGGGCTATTTAAACTTTTCTTCTCTCAAGAATCTTCTGCAAAGGAGGTTCAATGTTAGAGGTGGTTTAATTGAATAAATCGATTAAGCTTAAGAATAATACTTATATAGATAGCAGTTCAATCGTTCACAATAAGATTCAATTGCTTTCTAGTTTGAGTTTCGAAACACTAGATGACTTTAAAAATTATGTAGTCAATAATCTTAAAAACTGGAATACATATATTTTTCATTTGAGTATAAGCGGAAATGGTATGACAGCAATAGTTTCAAAAACCACTAACTTGTATTCAGCAGTATTGGTGTTTGGGTATGGCTATTTAACATTATATTCTTTGATAAATGGTGTTTGGTCTACCCGAAATCTATGAAACTTCTAACATAAAAATAAATGAGTAAAAGTATAAAGTTTAAAAATGATACTTATATAGATAGCAGTTCTATCATTCATAAAGGTGCTTATGAAAAAGTTTTGTTATCTAGATTTTTCAATGGTATAGAAATAACAAATGAAAGCCAACTATTGAATGCAAACACACAAGTTTTCTTTACAATAATTAATAGTATAGTTATCAAAGATGTTACCATACCAGTTTACGCAAAGGGCTTAATAATGCCAATTCAATCGAAAGATGCGTGTTTACTTGCAGTCGATTCAAATGGTTACCTTTATGTTGGTTTTAGGAATGGCAATTCTTCGTGGTTAAATATGAGGAAAATATAAGTATCAATAGCCAAAACAATTATGGCAGAATCAATAAAATTAAAAAATAGCAAATATTTAGATAGTGGCAGTGTTGTCAAAGGAAGAAAAGACTTAAATGCTTACTTTTCTGAAATGTTTAAAATGCAAGAGTTTAGTACCGATAAGTTTTCAGTAACTGCAGGAACACCTACAAGAGGTTCAATATCAATAACTATTCCAAGTGGTTACAAATTATTTTTTGTTAGATTAGGTTATTACGAATATTGCAATGCTAATTTCGTTCAATATGTGTTTAATCCTTATAACAATAAAATAAATTGGTATTTAACACCGAACTATTCGGCATCTGATGAAAAACTTTGGTTTGAAGTAATATATATCAAAGAGGAATTGCTTTAAACATTAAAAATAGTATTAAATTAACTAAAGGAGAGTGATAAAATGTTAAGAAATAAGGGTAGTAATAAATTATCAATGGTGGAAGGTGACTATGGATTAACCTTACCATTGATAATAAATGGAATAACAATAGATATAGATGACAAAATAAATTTCTACATTAAGAAAGAACGAAATGGTGAAAAGATTATAGACCAAATATATGAAAATATCGTTGATAATACAATTGGTTTGACCTTTTCTGAAGAAGAAGCTGAAAAGTTACAAGTAGGTAAGTACAAGTATGCCATCGATTGGTATAAAAAAGATGCCTTTAATGGAAATCTAGTTAAAGAAAAGGATTTCGAAGTAGAGGACAAGTTATAATGGTAGAAGTTGATAGCAAAGAAATAAATGTAGAAATGGATGATTCAAATGCTAACATAGAAATAGATGATAATAATACTGAAATAAATATAAACAAAATTGATGTAGAGTTTGATAGTAGTGTTGAAAGTATAGATTTGGATGATGATGTATTAAGAGTGACAGAAAAAAATCATAGCAAACTAGAAAATCTTGACTATGAACATTCAGGGCATACTGGTTTTGCAAGTAAGGCTGACATAATAAAAGATGCTTCAAACATTAATTACGAAGATAATGTTGGGTATGGTGTAGACAATGTGCAAAATGCCCTAGATGAAGCATTTAATTCGTTAGACAACAAGCCTGAGTATGCTGACCTAGATGATTTAGTAAGTTATTCAGCAAATCAAAATAAAAATGATACTCAAAAGACAAGAGCAAGAAAAAATATAGAAGCAAAAAGAGATGTTGTTAATTTAGGTGAAGTTGACTTAGCAGATTATGATGATGATTTTGATACATTTATGAATACTTTAATAAATGAGGGAGAATATAAATTTGATAATGATGTATTTACTTATTATGTTGAAGTAATAAAATTAAATAATTATATTGGGCAAAGTTATTGGTCTACAGAGGAAGGATATGAATATAAATATTTTCGAACTATATATCTAGATAATACTGGAAATTTTGATAATGCTACTAATTGGGATAATTTTATTACATTTGACCAAGTAAATGAATTATATGCACCTAAAGATCATATTCATTACAAGATTTTGAATACTGCTAGCAATATAAGAACATACTTAGATACCTTTGATCAATATGGAAAATTTAGTATATCTAGTACACTAGATAAAGAAAAATATTGGGTATTTACAGATTATTATAATGTTAAAGTGAATGGAAAATTTGAATATAGAAGAATACAAAGATATTATTCAATAAGCGAGCCATATAAAGTATATTCAAGATTTGGTTTATATAATACTACTACTAAAAAGATAACTTGGCAGAATTGGTATGTTAATGAAGGAGTGATAGAATAAATGGGTTTAAAGAAAAACAATTATAACATAGAAAAATTAAATATTACAATTTCCCCTGCTTATGCAATGGTAGGGAAAATAGAAATAGAAAAAGACTATGCAATAGCGGAAATGAAAATTCATAAAACTAGAGCAGATTTAGAAGAATACGAACCTTTAGAAGTAGTAAATATAAGTTGCCATATTGATAGAAAGTTATCAGTATATGAGCAAATTTATATAGAAGCTAAAAATGATATATTTAAAGACTGGTCTGATGATATACAAGAGGTGGAAGATGAATAAACAAGAATTAGAAAGACTAGTAGAAACTGAATCTAGGAGTAAATCCAATACCAAAAGATTAGACAAATTGGAACCTAAAGTCGATGATATACATAATTTGGCATTGTCAGTTCAAGCAATAGCAACTGAAATGAAAGCAATGAGAGAAAATATGACACAAATAGATAATAGAGTGTTAGCAATTGAGGCTAAGCCCAGCAAAAAACTGGATTCTATTTGGGGATTTGTAGTGTCGGCTTTAATAGGCGGTATTATAGCATTTATATTTGTAAAATTAGGAATGAAATAGGAGATGATAATTAATGAAAAATGAAGTATTAAAAAAAGTTGCAAAATTGATTGATTTAAAGAGTATAATGACAATAATAATGGTCGTAGCATTAGTGGCTGGTTGGTTTGCTGATAAGGTAACATCAGAGCAGTTTGTACCAATGGTAATGATGATAATGACATTTTACTTTGCTAAAAATGATAATAAGAAAGGTAGTGATATTAATGAATAGCGAAGAAATTAAATTAACTGAAGAAATGGAACTAGAATTAAGCAATGGTAAAGGAGATGAAGCAGATGAGTAAATCAAGTTTAGTACAAGTAGTAGTACCTGCAGATGAAGGCAACTACACTAAAGGCAGAAGTAGTAGAAGCATTGAAGCAATTACACTACATCATATGGCAGGAGTTCTTTCAGCAGAACAATGTGGAAGAATATTCCAAACTGTTGGAAGATATGGCAGTTCACATTATGGTATTGGTAACGACGGAAGAATTGCAAGTTATGTAGATGAGGATGACACCGCTTGGACGAATTCAAACTGGGATTCAAACTGTAAATCAGTAACAATCGAAACTTCTAACTCACAAACAGGAGGAAATTGGCCTGTATCTGATAATGCTTTAAATAGTCTTATTAGATTAGTAGCAGATATTGCTAAGAGGAGAGGTTTAGGAACATTAGTACCTGGTAAAAATTTAACTTGGCATAGTATGTTTGCAGACACTATTTGCCCTGGCGACTACTTAAGAAGCAAAATGCAGTATATCGCAGATGAAGCAAATAATATTAATAATCCAGAGCCTATTAAAGAAAAGTCTACTGAAGAACTTGCTAGGGAAGTAATAGAAGGCAAATATGGTAATGGCGATGATAGAAAGAATGCATTAGGCGATAGATATGCAGAAGTGCAAGCAAGAGTTAATGAAATATTAGCACCTGCACCAGAGCCAAGCGTTGATATTCTAGATTTAGTTAGAAAGACTGTCAGAGGAGACTTTGGAAATGGTGAAGATAGAAGAAATGCACTAGGATCTAACTATGATGAAGTTCAAAGACAAGTTAATTTGAATATCCAAAATGGAACTACAAATTGGGACAATGTAAGATTATATTAAATGTAATAAAAAGTGACAAAAAAACAAGGCCTAATTTTGGTCTTGTTTTGGTCTTGTTTTTGTCTTGTGGTCGTACTATTTAGGTAAAAAAATATTGGACAAAACAATAAAAAATATCGGACTAAAGCCTTGTAAAATAAGCAAATTCCTTATATTTAAAGGGTTTGCACTAATTAATATGTTTGAAATCCTGTCTTCCCGACCATTATGAAAAATAGAGAACTAGTGATAGTTCTTTTTTTGATATTTATTTTTCTGCAACTCCATAGTCTCAAGCCTTTAACTTAGTACTTAAAAAAATTTCAATATAAAAAAGTGGAGAATGGGGGTATCCCATTACCACTTATATTCATCATACAGCAAGGGCAAATGCTCTTTACTAATACCAAATGTTAGCCCGTGATTATGAGGAAGACCATATCTATAATTTCCTCTATAAACGCTAATTTTAAAATTGACCGCTACAAAACCTTTATCAATTAAATTAATAAAAGTGTCAACATCTTTTAATTTATAAAACATGGCCTTATAATATTTATAATACACTTTTCCTTCTATATTATTAGTCCAAGCATCTATGAGCATTAAATATCTCAATTTACAATATAATTTATTTTTTAGTGTATTAAAAGACCAATATACATTTCTTTCTAATAAGTTGAAATTACTATCAAGCACACATAAAAATACTTTTTCTTCTTTTTTATCAACATCCAATTTAAAAAAATATTTCGTTCCAACATGACAAAGCATGTTGCCGTATACTACAGAAAATAACACCTTGGCATTTTTTATTTCTTTATCTGGGTAGCCATAGGTTTCTCTTAGTCTGTCTAATTCAAAAAGTTCTTCCCCATCTGGTACCGCTCCAAACAAACTTATTAATCCTTTACTAAAACTTCTTCTTGTCTTTATTTCAATGCCTTCATAATCAGGAACACAAAAATCTGATTTTTCCTTTCCTAATAAACTTTCAAAGGTATCACCTATGCCTCCGTATCCTTTATGTACTTCAGGAACATATCCCATTCTTCTTATTCTATTAAATTCATTATTTAGTTTTTTGATACTTTCTTTGATAGTATCGTCGTTATCAAACAT